ACCGCCAGAAACGACGGATCGCCTGATAATATTGCTCGTATGAATGTGTCGGGAAATAGGTTGTATGGTTGCAGTGCTGCCAGTTCAAACCGAAAGCCGTGATCGAGGTTTTTGTGATCAGTTTCTTGATCTCGCCTTTCGAAAACGCGATCAGCAATTCCTCTTTTTTGTCGATGTCCATCTGACCGTGAATTTCGACGGCCGTCGGATCGAGTTGCCGCATCAGCTTGCCTTCGTCATTCAGATTCACCCAATAGACCGACGTGTCGTGCTCGAGCGCCAAGGCGGCGGCTTTCTCACACCGTTCGGTCAGTGTCGCCCGCGTCTCTGCCTTGAGTTCGGCAAAGGTCAGAGCTGATTCGTTGAACATTCGCGGCTGACCGTTTACGACGAGCGGAATGTGATTCTCGACGACGTGCGGTATTTCGTGAAGCTGCGGCAGATCATAACCGGCATCGCTAAAACCGAGATCGCTGGGCTTGCGTATCGATATTGACCACGACGCCACCCATTGCCAGAATGAGCGTTCGGCGTGCGGTTTTAGATACCATTCGGCACCGAGCCGGGACTTATCGACCTGGCCGATCTTGACCACGTTGTTCTGATTGTTCTTGAAAAACCGCCCAAGCATATCGGTATATCCGAGATGTCCCAGGGCCTCGCTGCTGGTCCCGAGTTCGATGTAATCGTTCGGGCTGGGCGTGGCGGTCGCGAGAAAGCGATACCGAACTTTCTTAACAAATGCTGTGATCTGGTTCCGTGTCGCCCCTTCGAAGTTCTTCAATATGCTCGATTCGTCGCAGATAACGGCGTCGAAGTCGTTCGGGTCGAAATAGTGCAGCCGTTCGTAATTGCAAATGACGATCTTCTTTGTAAATTTGCCGTCCTTTGAATACTCGATATCGTCGACGCCGATCTTCTCAGCCTCGATAATGAACTGAAACGCGACCGCGAGCGGCGTCATTATCAACACGCGTTTATTCGTATGCCGGACCATGTTCTGAGCGATAGCGATCTCGATCAGCGTCTTACCAAGGCCGGTATCAGCAAACACCGCACAACGCCCTTTCTTGACCGCACGTTCGATGATTGTCCGCTGAAAATCAAAAGCGATCTCCGGAAAATACCGAGCCGCAAAACCCGCGTCATTCGACGTATGCCGTTTCCGCTCTAAAAATGTCTGGTATGCTGTCGTTGCGATCATCTCGTGCATTTCGTTCCTCTGACGGATCTGATTAGTTTCGAGTGTTTGCCGAAGGTGCCGTATTCGTCGAGAATTCGGCTGAAAAGTAGGCGGAGCTCGGGGAGCTCTTCGCGGCGTTTGGCGCGGATGCGTGCTTGATGCTCGCGTTTCTGGCGGCGGAGTGCGTCTCTCCGCTGCTCAAGGTGCTCATCGACCGTTATCTGCACGAACCGGCAAGTCTTCCCGCGGTCCTGATCGCAGATCGGCAGCACGCATCCGAGACAAGTCTCTTTCGAAGGCTCAGCCATCTATTTCCGTTTCCCCTTCTTCGGCCCCTTGGCGACGGTTTCTTTTTCGGTTTCGACGGAGACGATGGTCTTTGATTCTTTGGCGATGCGGATGGTGAGGCCGCCGGCCTTGTAGATCAGCGAACGCGTGTTGTCCGGGTCTTCGTGAAAAAGGTGTTTCTTGATCGCCACGATGGCGTCGAGAGCGTTCTTAGAATCGGTACGGCGTTTGCCCGCATCCTTCCAGTCCGTGTTGTCCGCAAAATACTTCCCCGCCGCATCCGCGATCTGCTGATCGACCACCGGCTTCACGCCCGGCAAATAAGAATTCCCCTTGTGATCCTCATCCAACTCAACCTCGACCGAAGGCTCCGGCTCGACCATACTGCAAGCCCCTTCATGCCCGAGATCCAAACGGCAAAACGAGCCATCATCCTTCGGCGAAGGCGTCCCGCAATAAACGACCGAAGTCCGCTCCTGATTCGTGTCCTCTTCGTGTTCATTCGTGGCTAAAACCTCTTCCTCCGATCCGTCCTCATCCGTCTCATCCGCGTCATCCGCGGCCAATTCCGCTTCCGGTTCTTCCTCCGTGACCTCCGAACCATCGACCTCCGCCCAGAGATCGCTGATCTTCTCAAACGGCCCTAGTTCCGGTTCGCCCTCGATAAACGCCACAAACCCGAGCCCGTCCACATGCCCCGGCGTCCACCCCTTCGCCGCGATCGCATCCCAAAGATCCTGCGACGCCTGCGGCAACCCATCATAAAAATCCTGCGGATCCTGCTCAAATTCCTGACTACTGTCTACCGACTGCTGACTACCGATTCCTAACATATTTTTTCTCCTGTTTTTCTAACTTCCCTCGCGGCCTTCCGAACCGCCCTCTCTGCCAAAGCCTGCTGCCTAACACCAGGCCCAACCCCTCGCCGCGGCCTCGGATACGGCACCTTCGACGCCTTCCTGACCTCCGCGATCTCCACCGCCACCCGCTCCGCCCGACAACCCGACGAAAACGTACAATCACACGAAGCACATTGAAGATGGTCATTCATAGGTCTGTCTATCGATCGTCCTAAAAATCTGGTACGCGACTTGCGGCACTACTGAATTTCCGAGTGCGTCAAGTCTGTCCATCCAACCGGATAACCCATTACTGTCTCGGCAAACGAGGGGTTCGGGATCGCCGTCTCGTCCCGAATTCCGCCAGCCCGTAAATACTGTTCCGTCACCCACCAGGTCAAACAACTGCCAATCTTCACGCCGGACTTGCGTTTCCCATTGTGATTCATGCGGCGTTCCGCCGATTCCCATCGGTTTTTGTTCCACTTCGTGATTGTGGGCAACAAACCAGACGCGGTTTCTGAGTTGCGGAGCATTGACGGCACAAGCTGGAAGTAGAAACGGTATGACTTCGAAGCCTTGAGCTTCCAAGTCAGATTGCACCTGTTCGAATACCAATCCCCCCCCCCAATTAACAAGGCCGAGAACGTTCTCGCCCACGACGTAACGCGGGCGAACCTCGCCAATGACTCTAAGCATCTCTGGCCAGAGATGACGGTCGTCGTCAGTGCCTTTGCGGAGTCCGGCCTGAGAATATGGCTGACACGGGAATCCGCCGGAAATAACATCGGCTGTCCCGCGAAATGGTGTGGCGTCGAAAGTTGTAATGTCATCGTAAATCTCAATATTCTTCCCAAAGTTCTTCCGCAAAACCTGTTGACAAAACTTGTCCCGTTCGCAAAATGCCACCGTCTCCCAACCGGCCCAGTGTGCAGCTAAACTAAAACCGCCGATCCCGGCAAACAGGTCAAGTAATTTCATCGCTGCCCTATCCTCGCTTCCAATTCCCTCTTCTTCCGATAAACATCCGCCAACCGAACCGCGTCCCGGCAGTGCTGCGAGGCCGACTTGCTCGAGCCGGTGAAGAGCTTGAACTCCTGAGCCGTCCATTTCGTCTCACGCACCGGCGGGACGAGCTCGACGTCCCAACCCTTCCGCAATAGCGAAGCCGCCAACAGCTCAGCCTCCCGCCGATTCCCGCCCGCATTGCCCATAAAGACATCCTGCTGACCTTCACCGAGAGCCTTGGCCTTCTTCGTCTTCACATGCCCGCCAAACGGATGCTCGACAAAGATCTTCACCGCGTCCCGACACTGCCCAAAAACCCGCTCAAGATGCTCCTGCACCGTAAAAAAATCCCACTCCGACCAAGCCCACGCATCCCGCTCACGTATCCAAAGGGCAAACCCAGTAGAAACACCCGGATCGATCCCGACGATGAAGGGCTTGGAGGCAGTAGATGGTAGTCGGTAGTCGGCATTCGTGTCTTTTTTCGTGTTATTTCGTGTTATTTCGTGGTTAAACCTCTTCATTCTTCGGTATCTCATCCAACGCGTTAAACCGCCGGATGCCGAGGATCGCACAGATGGCGTTTTCGACCTGGGCACCCTTCGAGTCGGTCCAGTTGTCCATCAGATACACCGCATCCGCCTGCAGCATCATCACGGCGAGAGCGTCGAGCAAATACTCGTTGTAAAGACGTCCAGACGTCTGATCGACCAGCTTCATCGGATTAAGCGGAACGTGCCCCGCATGACAGATCGCATTCTCCGCCTTGAGAAAAGCCTCATAAGCGACCGCCGGATCGAGATCAGTAATGGGCCCAGCTATATATATCTTCATAAGATTTTGTGCTCCGGTGACATCCGCCCGCACTCATGCCGGAGCTACTGTTTCTAAGCTTTGAGACTCTGATCAGTTGTTCAGAACCCCAAAATGAAAAAGAACTGGACGGAAAACTCTCAAAACTCAAGAAACCCAACGAACTCTACGAACTCGCTCTGAGTCGCCACACCCGCAACAATCGCCCATGCGACTCGACGCGAACGGCGGGCAGCACGGCCCCGGTCCATTGCCACTGGCGGCCCTTGAATATCGACCCCGCCGCGTTGCCGAGCTTCGCCGGATCGTAAAACGGATCTCGCCGCAGCATCTCAAAGGTCACATCGTCCGCCGTGATACAGCCCTTCGCCCGAGCGACCTCGACCGCCACGCCCTGCACCTTCGACAGCAGCTCATTGCGTATCCCCGCTGCCAACGACATCCCGCGTGTCTTCCGAGCCTGCGACTCAACATGATCGAATAGTGGTTGTGTGCTCATACTGCCGCCTCGCTCTGCGATCTCCGCGATCTCTGCGTTAAAAATCCGACAACCCGCGACCACCACGACGAACGCCTCTCCGCCGCCGCACGCGGCACCAGCCGGCAGTGCAGACAATGCTCCAGCCCCTCGCGTTCGACCGCCTGAGTGCATTTCTCGGTCTTACACCGAAACGCCCGCGGATCAAGCCGCTTCACCGTCGCCAAAGTCGTATTCATCGGAATGCATGCTGCTTGTTTCATAATGTTTTTCAAAAGATCGGCCGAGTTAGTCACTTCCCCGGCCTTCCAGTTCGCTCGGAGGGAGCGTGAAAATCGTTACATCGCCGCCAGCTCGCCCTTGAGCTTTTCGAGCCCGGCGGCGTTTAGCTGTGACAGGTCGCGGCCCTTGAGCACGGCCTGTGCCTCGGCTTCGTCGATCGTCTCGCCGTCGCCGCATTTGACCTTAAAAAGCTCATTGACCTCCGCGAGCCTTGCCGCTCCGTCCGGCGTGGCGAGATCGACGGCCGTCGGAACGCGGACACTCTTGTCCGCTCCCCCGGCCGCCGACTGTCCGCTAGGCTGGGCTGTTGGTGCGGATCGCTGTGAGTTTGTTTCTTCTTCTGGTTCGATATCAATGACCTCGCCGGTCACGGTGTCGACGGTCTCGCCGTTGTGCTGGACGGTCTCGGCTTCGTTATCAAACGCCGAGCGGTCGACCGTATCTTCCTCAACGCCGTTGTCGCTCTCGGGCGTCATACCGCGAAGCACATCGGCACAATAACGCCGCGTCCCTTGCCGTATGCACGCTGCAAAGAGCATGTCCGATGGATACTTCTTCCAGACTTCCTTGCCCGTCAAACCGGCCTTGGTCGCGTCCTGGATCGTGTAGCGGACCGGAACGCCGAGCGATTTGAGTTCGTCCTTGATCCGCTGATAAAACTGGATCGAGCACGCCTCGTTCGTGTGCTCGGTGATCTTGTATTCGTATTTGCCGCTGTCCTTGATCAGCGACGCCATCAGGTTCGAACCGATCGAGACCTTACCGTTAAAAAAATGAATGTTCGTCATCGAGACGATCGGCGAGAAGCCCAGCTCCTGCCCCGCCATGATCTTCACCATCGCCTGAGCCGCCTGCTTGACGTCGTTAAACGATCCCGACTCGATAAAGACCGCCGCGACCTCTTTCAGCTCCCGCATATTGAGCTTCGCAAGAGTGTTCCGCCCCTCAAATGCAACGACGTTCGTCGATTCTTCCTTCCGTGCTAGTGCTTGTGTCATGTGATTTACTCCTGTTTCGTGAAATTTCGTGTTAATTCGTGGTTACTGTCTTCGCCTTGAACCGATTGACGATATAGTCGCAGTCGTAGCAATACTTCCCTTTCTTCGCCGAGACCTCGCGGCAGCGTTGACAGTAAACGCCGGTGGTAAAGGCGAGGTGCTTGCACATCTTTTTTGAGAAGAAGAACGACTTGCACGAGCACCAGACAAAATTCTTGAACCGCCGCACCTCGTACATGTTCGAACCCGACGCGATACGCCACCATCTGACCAGATTCGTCTCGCCCTGCTTCACAATGCCGATCTGCCCGTCAGCCTTATAAAAAAGATCATCGCCACGGATCAAGTCCGCCTCGGTCTGCTCGACCAGATCCGTCACCGAATACCGCCCGAGCACCTCCGCGATCGCATCCTCCGGTGAAGTTGTAAATGTCCTTTCGCTCATTCTGATTCGTGTCTTTATTCGTGAAAATTCGTGGTTAAACCTCTTCGATCCATTACCAGGGAAGCTCCGATGGTTCGAACAGCAACGCAGCGAACCACATCCCGAGCACCAGGACAAACAGCACGCCGCCGACAAACGTCCACAGGTTCCACAGCTCGGAGCGAAACTCCGCCCACGCGGCCCTTATTTCCGCAATGTCTCTCTTCGTCGTCTCGCTGATTCTCGCCATCGCTTAAATTTCTCCTGTAAAGTTTTGTCGTATTCCGCCGCCGCCTCGAGAGCCTTCATCGGCGTCGGGCCGTATCGGACGACAGACTTGACCCCGCCCGCAACCCGCTCAAAATGCACCGCCGCAAACCCCTGGTCCGTTCGCTCCCCATGCAGCACAACCTCAGTCGAACGCACCGGCCGCAAATGAAAATCCGTCGGCATCTTTATATTCAGCAGCGACGGCATCAATGCACCGCCTCCTCAGAATCGATCAGCCGGGCGATCTCGTTTATGTCGCGTTGTTCGGCGGCGAGTGCCTTGCGGATCTGTGCCTTTTCGTTGTCGTCGATGCGGCCATCTCGGATCGCCTCGAGCAAAAGCTGCGTCGTGCTGGAGTCGTCGCCGACCTTTGTGGCCAATATTTCCGCCACGGTTCGCGGCCGCTCAGGACGCACCGTGCCCCGCAGGTACGCGAGCTTGCGGTCCCATTCCGCCGTCGACACCCCGCCCTTCAAAGCCCCGCGATACATCGCCTCGAACGGCGGAAAGAAATCATCCTTCTCGCTCCGCAGTATCTGATAAAGGTATTCCCGCGATTTTCCCCAACCATCGGCCATCGCCTTGACGTTGTCCGTCAGCGTGTCCTTGGTCTCTTCGCTCAAATAGCTGTAATTTTCTCTAGGCATTTTCTTTGTTCAAAAAAAGGTGTCCGATTTGAACCGCGTAGGTTTTGGAAACGTGCGATTCTCGTACTGTCATCTCCCGCGAGATGTTTGAAAACTTACTCACAGATCTGAATGATGTCGTGCAGCGTCATGTCAGTCGCCAAGAACCGATCGATATCTGTCCGATCTGTCGTTCGCTCTAACAGGCACATCAGCCAGAATGCCCGGCGATTCGCCTCGTATTCCGCATAGAACAATCGTCGTTTGATTCGCTTGATTGTCATCAGCTCTTCCATCTCTGTGTCCTCTTTGCTCTCTGTGGTGAATCTCTTCCCGAGAAAAGCGAAGCGAAT